CCCTTCATGGGGTGTGAAGTGGGAGGTACGCATGGAAGTTTCCATCAATGCACGGGTGACTATTCTCCCGTATGCAAGCTATAAGGGCAAATACACCAGTGAAGCCGGGACTGTCCTGCGTGTCTATGAAAACACGGTGGGTGTGAAGTTAGATAACTTCACTAACAAAAGCAGTCAATACGGGGTGTTCTGGTTCAAGCCCAGCGAAATTCAAATAACCGAAAGTGAGGATTACGTAATGCAGGACGATTTCATTGTGGTAGGCGTACAGTTTCTTGACGCTGGTGAGAACGGCAAGAAGTATATGTACGCACTCTACGACACCACCATTCAGGTAGGCGATACCGTAGTGGTCAAAACGGGTCACCACGGCCTGGGTCTGGCAAAGGTTGTTTCTCTGGAAGATGGCAGACAGGACGAAGTTCACTGTGGCCGGGAAGTCATCTGCAAGGTGGATATGACCGCCTATGAGGAACGCCGTGAGAAAGCCCGCAAACTGGCTGAACTCAAGCGCAAGATGGACGTAAAGGTTCAGCAGTTGCAGCAGACCGCTATCTACGAACTGCTGTCCGAAAAAGACCCTGAACTGGCCGCACTTCTTCAGGAGTTCAAGAACCTCCAGGAGGGAGGTATCCAGTGAGAATACTGGTGGCCTGTGAAGAGTCACAAAGAGTGACCGTGCAGTTGAGAGAGAGAGAGCATGAAGTTTACTCATGCGATATAGAACCTTGCAGCGGTGGTCACCCAGAGTGGCATATTCAAGAGGATGTATTACCGTTGTTGAACGGTAACTGTGAGTTCCATACACAAGATGGAACCTATCACAAACTGGTGGGACAGTGGGATATGATTATTGCGTTTCCACCCTGTACTCACTTGGCAGTAAGTGGGGCAAGGCATTTTGAAAAGAAACGTGCTGATGGTAGACAGCGTGAAGGTCTTGAGTTCTTTTGCCAGTTCCTTGTAGCGAACTGTGAAAAAGTAGCGATTGAAAACCCTGTGAACATCATCGGTGGCGAATATGTCAAAACCTGGTTCCCTGATATTGCCGCAAAATACGGATTACCTATGAAACCGACTCAAGCCATACAACCCTATGAGTTCGGTGACCATGCCAGAAAGAAAACCTGTCTGTGGTTGAAGGGGTTACCTCCCCTGGTTCCTACTGATGTGGTGGATTGTGGCGAAATCATGGGTAAAGGGTTTTCCGTAAACGCTGGTCTGGCCTACGCAAGGGACGAAGATGGGAAAATCCTACGGTGGAATGACCCACGGACTGGCAAACTCCGAAGCAAGACATTCATGGGCGTGGCAAAGGCTATGGCTACTCAATGGGGTTGAACCTCTGCTACGGAAAGGACAATCAATGGAAATACGGCCTATTACTCTAAGGCAGGCCAGTGACTTCATCAACCAATATCACAGACACCATAGACCAACGGTTGGCTGCAAATTCTGTATCGGCTGTTTTGTGGAGGACGTGATGGTGGGCTGCGCAGTATGCGGTAGACCTGTTTCCAGGCATTTAGATGACGGACTGACCTGTGAGGTCAACCGATTGTGTACTGACGGTACACGTAATGCTTGTTCCATGCTCTACGGGGCTTGTTGCCGGGTGGCAAAAGCAATGGGTTACAGAAAGGTTATCACTTATATTCTGCAATCCGAAGATGGCGCTTCCCTGAAAGCAAGCAATTTCACTTGCGAGGGAAAAGCCGGAGGAGTCAAGTGGACAGGTGAACGGGATAGAGGTCAAGACCTTCCCCGTGAAATGAAAACCCGATGGGTAAAAATCCTATGAGAAGGGAGGTAACCTATTGGTTCCGAACACTTACATTTTCGACTGTGAGGTATTCGCCCACGATTGGCTGTTTGTGTTCAAAGAGGTAGCAACCGGGAGATATACGGTAATTCATAACGACAATGACGCAGTGCTGGCGTTCATGGAGCAGGAACCTTACCTGGGTGGCTTCAACAACAAGCACTACGATAACCACATACTCAAGGCCGTTATGATTGGCGCAGACCCAGAAACCGTAAAGCAGGTCAATGACCTTATCATTGTAGAGGAAATTGACGGCTGGGACATTCCGTACTTACGTGACTACAAGGTGTTCTTCCATAGCTTTGACCTGATGGATGACTGTCAAGATGGCATATCCCTGAAAGGCATTGAAGCGCACCTGGGCATTCCCATTGAGGAAACCGAAGTGGACTTCAACATCACCCGTAAGCTGACCGCAACGGAGTTGGAGCAGACCATCAAATACTGTAAGTATGACGTGGACGCTACGGAGCTTCTCTACAAGCTGCGACAAAACTACCTCAAGAACAAGGCCACACTGGGCAGAGTCCGGGGGTTGGATGAACGCAAGGCCATGTACATGACCAACGCTAAACTGACCTCTGTGTACCTGAACGCAGTCAAGCCTAAGAAACCCTGGACGGATGAACGGGATTATGAGTACCCTGACAAGCTACTGCGGGAATACATACCGCAGGAAGTCTTTGACTTCTTTGACAGACTCCATGACCCTGCAATCCCCAACATTGACCTGTTCGGTGGTTACGATGAACACGGCAAGAAGGTAAAGGGCGCAAGCCTTGAAGTCCGGCTTGGCGATTGTATCATCACTCTGGCCTATGGAGGTATCCACGGCGCAATCCCTAACTATGTGGAGGTTGCCACGGATGACCGTTCCATTCGTAACAAGGACGTTGCGTCCTACTACCCGCACCTGATGACCATACCGCTGTCCAAAGGTAGACAGTACGGCTTTTGCAGTAGGAATATCCCGTCCCCGCAGGTCTTTGTCCAGACCCTTGAAGATAGAGTCAAGGCAAAGAAAGCAGGCGATAAGGATACAGCCAACGCACTCAAGCTGGTACTGAACACCACCTACGGTACAATGCTCAATGGCCGGAACGGTGTGGCCTACAATGACCTGTATGACCCCCTGATGGGCAGAAGCGTGTGTATCACTGGACAGCTTCTTCTACTGGAACTCTCCGTTCACCTGACCCGTGAGTGTCCTACTCTCAAAATCATCCAGCTTAATACGGATGGTATCATGGTGAGTTTTGATAACTCCGATGAAGCAAAGTGGCAGGAGATTACTCAGGAATGGCAGGACAGGACAGGGTTTGAACTGGAAGAAGATTTCATCCAGAAAATCGTCCAGAAGGACGTGAACAACTACGTTGAAGTCCCCGTTGGTGGCGGTAAGCCGAAGGTGAAGGGTGGACAGCTTGTCCGTGGTATCCTGACCAACGGCAATATCGACTTCACCACAATGGGACTACCGCCCTGGGACAACATGACTGGCGGCGCTTTCAATATCAACAACAACGCCGTGGTGGTTGCAAGGGCAATCCGTGACTACTTTGTAGACGGTACACCCCCGGAGAAAACCATTGAGGACTGCACCAGTATCCTTGACTTTCAGGTGATAGCGAAGGTTGGCGGTAAATACTCTGGTGTTTATCACATGGTTGGTGACCAGGAAATTCCCGTCCAGAAGGTAAATCGGGTCTACGCCACTGCTGACCGCAGTTATGGCACTCTCTACAAAACCCATGCCGTTACAGGCAATCCGGCAAAAGTGGCCGGACTTCCCACCCATTGCGTGGTGGATAACAACAACCAGCTTCCCATTGAGGTTGTAGACCGCAAATGGTATCTAAAGCTGGCACAGAAGTATATCAACGACTTCCTGGGTGTGAAGCCGCCCCGGAAGAACACCAGAAGGATTAACTCACTCAAGAAGAAATCCCTGGCACTATTCGATTAAGGAGGATATGTAATATGACTTTCGCTGCTGTTGAAAACGCCCTGCATGAGGGCAAGAAAATCAAGCTGGTGGGTTGGAAGAACGCCTACTGGTATATGAACCAGGAAGGTGTGCTGATGAACCACTTTGAGGATACGTCTGCTGAACAGGACGTTCCTACCAACCGTCTGTTCCCCCGTGACCTGATGTGGGTAATGAAGGGTGACTGGGAGGTTGTAGAGGAAAACGGCCAGCAGGCCATTGACTCTACTGCGGTTCCTGTTCCCAACTTCTCTTTCAGCGTTGCGTTGGACTATATCAAGGAGGGCAAGAAGGTTGCCCGTGAGGGATGGAATGGAAAGGGTATGTTCCTGTTCCTGGCTGATGACATTGAGTTCAGCACTCCCGCAGACCTGTCCTGCGTACAGGATATGGAAGGTGACCTGACCGGGCAGTCCATTGTACTCAAGACCGCTGATAACAAGTTCGTTGTCGGTTGGCTGGCTTCCCAGACTGATATGCTGGCCGATGACTGGAACATCGTAGAGTAAAGGAGGAAACAGCAATGGCTAATATCTATGAAACCATGAACGTGCGCCAGAAGTTGGCAAAGGCACGTCTGTACTTCCTGAACCAGAAGGTACAGAAGTCTGGTAAGAATATGCACCTTGAGTTCAAGTATTTTGAGTTGGAGGATATTGTTCCCCCGGCAATCCGCATTTTCGCCCGTGTCGGCCTGACTACCAACATTGAGTTCACCGATGACAAGGCGGTTATGAGCGTGTTCAACGCTGATAACATTGAGGAAGCCCCTATGACCTTCACCGTTCCCTATCGTGAGGTCAAGCCCATTGTGAGCAATCAGGGTAAGGAGGTTACCAACCCCATGCAGGCGCTTGGTTCTTCCATCACCTATCTGCGCCGCTACCTGTGGATGGCTGTGCTGGATATTACGGAGCCTGATGATGTGGACGCAAACCTGGGTTCCGATGACAGCACCGATGACAACAATGAGTTCCAGGAGGAAGCCGCCGCTGCCGAAGCTGCCGCTCCTGCAAAGTCCGAAAAGAAGGGTAAGAAGAAAGCCCCGGCTACTGCTGCGGAGCGTAAGCAGGCAAAGGAAGAACTGACTTCCGCTGATGGCGCTGCCAGTGAAGAACAGATTGCTTCCCTCAAGTCCCTGTGCAAGGAACTGATGGATAAGGACGAAGCCCAGGAGGACTTTGTACAGCAGATTGCCCTCAAGACCGATGGCTTCACCAACATCACTGCTTCTGCCTGCACCGCTCTGTGTGACAACCTGTCGGAGATTATCGCCCAGTATGGTGAGTAAGGAGGTTGCTTATGCCGAACATTCAGTATAAGGAAATCAACTTCCGACAATCCAGCCTTGACCTGATTAAACTGGTCAACCAGGTTATTCAGGAATATCAGGCACAGGGTTATGAACTTACTCTGCGACAAGCGTATTACCAGTTAGTTGCCCGTGGCTATATCCCGAACAACGAGAGAAGCTACAAGAACATTGGCAACCTTATCAACGATGGCCGACTGGCCGGACTGATTGACTGGTATGCAATCACTGACCGCACCCGAAATCTCCGTGGCAATTCTCACTGGGATACGCCCGCAGAAGTAATTGAGTCTGCAAAGTATTCCTACCGTCTGGATAAGTGGGAGGGACAGCCTAACTATGTTGAGGTATGGGTTGAGAAGGACGCACTGGTGGACGTTGTGGGGCAGGCTTGCCGCCCTCTGGACGTACCGTTCTTCTCCTGCCGTGGCTACACTTCCCAGTCCGAAATGTGGGCTGCGGCGCAGAGATTTATCCGTAGGGATGACCGGGAGCAGCGTATCATCATCCACTTGGGTGACCACGACCCGTCCGGCATTGATATGACCCGTGACATTCAGGAACGGCTTGAAATGTTTGGTGCGGACGTGATGGTCAAGCGTGTTGCCCTGACGATGGAGCAGATTGACTTCTACACTCCACCACCCAACCCGGCCAAACTGACAGATAGCCGCTGCTGGGGTTATATCCAGAAGTTCGGAAACGAGTCTTGGGAGTTGGACGCACTGGAACCGAAGGTCATCACCGACCTTATCACGGAGCAGGTCACCATGTACCGTGACGATACCCTGTATCAGCAGGTATGTGACCAGGAGCGCCGGGAAAAGCGTGAACTGCAACTTCTCTGCGACAACTACTCCGAAGCGGTATCCTTCTTGAAGGAGGGCAATTAACTATGGACAAGGTTCAGGTTCACGCTGAAATCTGCGATAACATCAAGGTTCTGTATCAGCGTAAGAACGCAGATTACGGGGATAGTTTTGCTAAAGCAAGACGGGAGGTTCCCAACTACACCCTTGGTAAGCTGTATGACAAGTTCCAGCGGTATATGACTCTCACCCGCAACGGTGAGCATACCGCCCAGGTTGATGAAACTTTGGACGATACCCTGATGGACTTGGCTAACTACGCCATTATGGAACTCACCGAAAGAAAATGTGAGAAGGAGGTACAGACAGTATGAGAAAGCTGCTGCGCAGTGTCGCACGACACAATATGAAACGTGCTGGTATTCAGCACATGAACCGCAAAGGAGCGGACGGTAAGTCCTTCTTTGCCCGCCACTGGCGTAACTACGTATAAGGAGGTATGAGCCATGAAATGGAATAACGATGGTACTATCTCCATCACGCCCCCGGCCAAACCTAAAAAGTGTACGGGTACACGGTTTGCGGCCATTATGGGACTGAACCAGTGGACAACGCCGTTCAATGCCTGGTGTGCAATTACCCGCACCTACGAGGAACCTTTTGTGGATACCATCTACACCCTGGCTGGTAAGGCCATTGAGCCGAAGCAGGCAGAGTATATGAAGGGTAAGTATTTCTGGAAGCACCTGGTCACCCCTACCGATGTGTACGGTGCGGACTACTTCAAGAAAACCTGGGGTGACTTCTTCAAGGATGAACCCATTTTCGGCGGTATGTGGGACTATCTGTTCGTTGATAAGGACGGCAAGCCTACTACCGTGATGGAAATGAAAACCACCAAACGTGCGGAGGACTGGGTAGATGGTATCCCGGAGTATTACGCATTGCAGGCTGCGCTTTACGCCTACCTGTTGGGTGTAGATGACGTTATCATGGTCTGTTCTATCCTTGAGGAAAAGGACTACGATAAGCCGGAGGACTTTGTTGTCACCGCAGACAACACCTTTGAGCGGGCTTTCAAGGTATCGGAGCGTTACCCGAACCTGGGCAAGACCCTCAAAAAGGTTGAAGCCTGGTGGAAGAAGCACGTGGAGGGCGGCGTTTCTCCGAAGTATGACGAGAAGAAGGACGCTGAAATCCTCAAAGTTCTCCGTGCCAACAACCTGTCCCCAGACAGTGACATTGACGCTATGATTGCCGAAGCAGAGCAGTTGCAGGACAAGATTGATAAGGTTATGGCGGGCATTGCCGAAGATGAAAAGCGGCTGAAAACCCTGAAAGACCTTATCAAGGAAGCCAGCGTAGAGCAGTTCCGTGACGGTGACAAGCAGGTCATCATTAAGGGTTCCCGGTTTGACTGGGTGACCGCAAGAAGCACGTCCCTCAAGGTGGACGAAGCCGCTATGAAGAAGGATGGGGTTCTGGACAAGTACAAGACGAAGGAAACCGTCACCTACCGCCTGACCCCGAAGGAAAGAAAGGAGTAAAGCACCTAATGTATATCAACCCTGTTCTGTTCGGAGTTCTTGCAACTCTGTTCGTAGAAATCGTAGTCATCAACCTGTGCATGATTGCCCGCTACATGGCTACTAAAAACCACAATAAGCGTATCGCTACTAAAGGAGGAAAATACAATGGCTAAGATTGGATTGAGTGAGGGCTTCTCCCTTATCCCAGAAGGAACCCATGTGTTCCAGATTACCGCCGTCAACTACAAGGAGGACTTTGGCAAGATGGAAATTACCATGCAGCTTGCCAGCGGCCAGAAGCACGTGGAGCGTTTCTCCCTGCTGAATAAGGACGGCGAACCCAACCAGGGCGGTTTGAACGCTTTCAGCTACTTTGCAAAGGTGGCGCTCAACGACTTCTCCCTGGCCGAAATCGACCATGAGGACTTGGTTGGCTGCTTCATCCGTTGTGACGTGGAGCATGAGGAAGTTGAGTCCAACCGTACACCTGGTAAAATGCTCAAGTTCGCCCGTCTGGGTGACAAGGAGTCTGCTGACGGCTATGACGAAGCCCCCGCTCCTACTGCAAAGAAGTCCCCTGCTAAGACTACCGCTCCTACCCAGAGCAAGCCCGCCGCTGGTGGAAAGAAGCCCTTTGACCTGAACAGTATCCTGGGATAACCCCTGATGTAAGCAAAGGAGAGGGCGAAGTTTACCTTCAAACTCTCCAATGCTTATTATCAATTTTTACAGTTTTCAAGGATTGGAGTGTTAAAATGAGTAAGCAAACTACGAAGCAGGAACGTATTGAGAAGTTCCGCAAGCTGTTCTCTGCTGTTTATCCCGCAGAAGTCCATGAACGCCTGTGTGACGAACTGGACGCTATGCACTTCTTTGACGCACCTGCGTCCACGAAGTACCACGGCAACTACGGTGGCGGTCTATTCGACCACTCCTATGAGGTTACCACCGCCCTGCTGAAACTGACTGACCAGTTGAATCTTCATTGGCAACGTCCTGAAAGCCCTTATCTGGTAGGTATGCTGCACGACCTGTGCAAGGCAGACCAGTACAGTTATGACGGCTTTACCCGTGAATGGACTCACAAGAAGAACCTGGTCTTGAACGGCCACGGTGACAAGTCCGTCATCCTTGCCCAGACCCTTGTTGACCTGACGGATGAAGAAATCCTCTGTATTCGCTGGCACATGGGAGCCTACGATGACAAAGAGAACTGGAACAACCTGGGCGCTGCCATTGAGCAGTATCCCAATGTTCTGTATTCCCACACGGCTGACATGATTGCGTCCCGTGTTATCGGTATCTAAGGAGGACAAGGGCATGAAGATTATCATTCTGCTGGCCGTCCTTGGTTTTATGGGTATCCTGCTGTTCGCCCTTGGTATCATTACCGGGGCTGCGGTGGCTACCGAAATGAAGCAAAAGAAGGAGGAAAACGAAGATGAACGCTAATGAGTATCAGCAGCTTGCCATGCGCACCAACGATGGCAACGCTACCTACCGTCTGTCCAACATGGCCGACAACTACCTGGATGACCCCAGCATTGATGTAGGTGGTATCCTGAACGGCTGTCTGGGTCTGTCCGGCGAAGCCGGAGAGTTCAACGATATGGTCAAGAAGTGGATTTTCCATGAGAAGCCCCTTGACATTGACCATGCCCAGAAGGAGGTTGGTGACATTCTGTGGTATATCGCCATGATTTGTCATTCCTTTGGCTGGGATATGAGCCAGATTATGCAGATGAACATTGACAAGCTGAAAGCCCGTTACCCGGACGGGTTTGACGTAGAGTTGTCTGCCCACCGCAAGGCGGGTGACGTGTGATGAAGTATCACAACATTACCTATGATGATATGAACAACGGTGATGGCCTGCGGGTAGTCCTCTGGGTAGCAGGGTGTGAACACCATTGTAAGGACTGCCAGAACCCCGTCACCTGGAACCCGAATGATGGCGTTCCCTTTGGCTTGAAGGATATGGATGAACTGTTCCATGCGTTGGGGCAGGAACACATTGCAGGTATCACCTTCTCTGGTGGTGACCCCCTCCATCCGGCTAACCGTGCTGCGGTAAAGGTTATCATGGAGTCCGTCAAGCACAATCATCCCGGCAAGACTATCTGGGTTTATACCGGGTACACCTGGGCAGAGGTCATGGATAACGCTGAAATGGCAGACATGATGAAGTTCGTGGACGTGCTGGTTGACGGCAAGTTCGTGGCCGAACTGCTGGACGTAAATTACCCCTGGGCTGGCAGTACCAACCAGCAGGTGATTGACGTACAAAACACACTCAAGGAAGGGAGGGTCATTCTCCATGAAAGTCATTAAGAAAGACGGAACACTGGAAGCCTTTGACGGCCAGAAGATTGTGAACGCAGTTACGAAGTCTGCTGCCCGTGTCATGGTTACCATGACTGACAGCGATTTCCACGACCTGGTGAGCGCCGTCATCCAGACCATTCAGCAGAAAGGGCTTGAGGAAATCCCTGTATCCGAAATGCACAATATTATGGAGCAGGTACTTGAGAACTTCAACCCTGCTGTGGCTAAGTCCTATAAGGACTACCGCAACTACAAGAAAGACTTTGTTCACATGATGGATGAAGTGTTCATGCAGTCCCAGTCCATCCGATTTATCGGTGACAAGGAGAACGCAAACACCGACTCCGCACTGGTAGCCACTAAGCGCTGCCTTATCTTCAACGAACTCAACAAGCGCCTGTATCGCAAATTCTTTATGACCCGTGACGAGTTGCAGGCTTGCAAAGAGGGCTATATCTATATCCATGACCAGTCTGCCCGACTGGATACCATCAACTGCTGTCTGTGTGATGTAGGCCACGTGATGGAGGGCGGCTTTGAAATGGGTAACGTCTGGTACAACGAGCCGAAGTCCCTTGATACGGCCTTTGACGTACTGGGTGATATTATCCTGGCTACTGCTTCCCAGCAGTACGGCGGCTTCACTGTCCCGGAGGTTGATAAAATCCTTGCCCCTTATGCGGTCAAGTCCTATGACAAGTACGTTGAAGAATACATGGACACTGCGTTCCACCTGGGCGCTGACCATGATACTGCCCAGCAGTTGAGCCGGGAATATGCACTGAACAAGGTTCAGCGTGAGTTTGAGCAGGGCTTCCAGGGTATCGAAATGAAGCTGAACACCGTGGGCAGTTCCCGTGGTGATTATCCCTTTATCACTATGACCTTTGGTCTGGCTACGGACACCTTTGGTAAGATGGCCGCAAAGACCTTCCTGCGTGTTCACCAGAACGGCCAGGGCAAGCCAGGTAACAAGAAACCTGTGCTGTTCCCGAAGCTGGTTTTTCTGTACGATGAAGCGCTGCATGGTGAGGGTTGTATCAATGAGGACGTGTTTGAAGCTGGTATCCAGTGTTCTGCAAAGACCATGTACCCTGACTGGCTGTCCCTGACTGGTGACGGCTATGTGGCCGAAATGTACAAGAAGTATGGCCGGGTGGTATCTCCTATGGGTTGCCGTGCGTTCCTCTCCTCGTGGTATGAACGTGGCGGGATGACCCCTGCGGACGATGATGACAAGCCTGTGTTCGTTGGCCGTTTCAATGTAGGCGCTGTAAGCCTGCACCTGCCTATGATACTGGCAAAGGCCAGACAGGAGAACCGGGATTTCTACGAAGTTCTGGACTACTACCTGGAAATGATTAGAGGGGTACATAAGCGTACCTACGACTATCTGGGTGAAATGCGGGCAAGCGTGAACCCTATTCAGTTCTGCGAAGGTGGTCTGTATGGTGGTCACCTGAAACCTACTGACAAGATTAAGCCCCTGCTGAAACCCATGACCGCTTCCTTTGGCATTACTGCCCTCAATGAATTGCAGGAATTGTACAACGGGAAGTCCATTGCGGAGGACGGCGCTTTCGCCCTTGAGGTCATGGAGTACATCAACAAGAAGGTCACCCAGTTCAAGCAGGAAGATGGATGGCTGTATGCTATCTACGGCACTCCCGCTGAAAGCCTTTGCGGTTTGCAGATTGAGCAGTTCCGCAAGAAGTACGGTATCGTGGAGAACGTAAGTGACCGCCCCTACGTGAGCAATTCCTTCCACTGCCACGTCACCGAAGAACTCACCCCTATCCAGAAGCAAGACCTGGAAGGACGTTTCTGGGATTTGTGCAACGGCGGGAAAATCCAGTATGTGCGCTATCCCATTGGCTACAATCTGGACGCTGTGAGAACTCTGGTACGCCGTGCCATGAAGAAGGGCTTCTATGAGGGAGTCAACCTCTCCCTGGCCTATTGTGAGGATTGTGGTCACCAGCAGTTGGAAATGGAAGTCTGCCCGAAGTGTGGCAGTGCCAACCTGACGAAGATTGACCGCATGAACGGTTACCTGTCGTACAGCAGAGTCCACGGCGATACCCGCCTGAACGCTGCAAAGATGGCCGAAATCAAGGAAAGGGTGAGTATGTAATGTTGGAGTACACCGTATCGAAGGAGAAAGGCAGTAACCAGTATTACGTCTGCCGTGTTGGTGAGGAAAAGACCCCGCTGTCTAAGCGGTACACCGAAAAGAAGAAAGCGCTCAAGGCCGCTGCGGGCTTTGAGGGTATGGACTACAAAGAGTACATGAAAGTGTACAGAAAGGAGAAGCAGTCCGATGATTAAGATTGAGAGAACCGATACATACGGATGGGAAGCCGCCGTCCGGGGTATGCGAAATCCTAAGAACTCCTGGGCAAAGAGTGATAGTCACTACTGCTGGGAACCCCAGTATCCCGGTGGCGGGTGTTTCGGGTGTGAACTGAACAGTGACCATAATTGCAGGGTTGATAAGTTCATTGTCGGCAAAAACGACCTTGACCTGATGAAATCCCTGGCCGCTGCCGGAAATGACCACGGGAAGTTCCTGCGCATGATTACCGTCACCGTAGACCTGACCGCCCCTCTGTATTGGTGGAAGGAGTTTGATACCTACAAGGTGGGAACGGTGGCCGACTCCTGTTCTACCATGCACAAAATCCATGCAAAGGAATTTGTGCTGGACGATTTCAGCCATGAACACCTTTTCAACGGCATTGACCGTGTAGAAGGTAACGGGGACATGGAGTATTATGAGAACCCCACAACCTGTCTGGAATACGTGGTTAGAGTCCTGAACCACTACCGCAACAATTACATGGTGGCTTCCGAAAAACTCAAGCGTACTGACCTGACAGACGCAGAGCGAAAGCACACCGTAGCCCAGAAGAAGCGTTTCTGGTGGCAGATGATACAGCTTCTTCCCAGCAGCTACAACCAGAAGCGCACCGTTCAAGTGAACTATGCGGTACTCAAGAATATGTACCATGCCCGCAAGAACCACAAGCTGGACGAGTGGCACACCCTTTGTGCCTGGATTGAAGCACTTCCGTACAGCGAACTCATTACAGGTTAAGGAGGATACGGGGATGGATTATTCCAGAATACCAGAAGAACTTAAAAATCTCAAACAGTGGGTGTGTGCCTGGGATACGTCCAAAATCCCTATGAAATCCTTTGAGCGAAAGGCCGCTTCCTCTACCGCACCCGAAACCTGGGGAACTTTTGAGCAGGCGCAGGCTGCGGTAGAGGGCGGTGTGTATGACCACCTTGGCTTTGTGTTCGCTGACAACGGGATTGTGGGCATTGACATTGACATGGGTTTTGAAGATGGCCTGATGACCCCGCTGTGCGCAGACATTATGAAAGCCTGCGGTTCATACACGGAGAAGTCCCGCAGTGGACGTGGTGTTCACATTCTGCTGCGGGGAAACCTCCCCTTCACTGGCCGGAACAATCTGGCTGGTGTGGAAATCTACAAGGCAAGACGCTTCTTCATTATGACGGGCAAGGTGGTTATCTTCCCTGAAATAGTTGAGAACCAGGAAGCCATTGACTATGTAGTCCAGAAGTATTTCCCAGAAACGGAGCGGACTGGCGGCAAGTCCCCACTGGTTCAAAAGATATACGCCCCGGAGTTCAAGAAGCCGGAGGGAACAAGGGTCTTTTTGCGACCTGACTACCCTGAAATTGTATCCGGGGGCAGAAACCTGTCACTCACTTCTCTGGCCGGAGCCATGCACAACACTGGATACACGAAGCAGCAGATTTATACAGAACTATGCTATGTGAACCAGCGCTGTTGCAAGCCCCCGCTGCCTGACCAGGAGTTGCAGACCATTTGTAACAGTGTGACGAGATACAGGAGGTAACTGAAATGGATACTATGAAGGTTCTGTTCCCGGCACTCATGGTAGTGGGTGCGCTGGGAAGTTTGATTGTCAATATCATGGACAAGGGTGACCACGCTACCAGCCTGCAATGGCTGGGTGCGTGTCTGCTGTACACCGCCCTCATGTTCAGGAATAGGGGGTAAGAGAGGATGGCACGTACACTTTACCTTGAGAATGGTTCCACGGAGTATATCTTTGCCGGGGAAACCGAAGTTGACAAATTGCAGAAGATTATCCGGAAGAACCTTGGCCGGGACTGCGAAGAACTCTTTGAGGAAATCATTGCGGAGTATAAGACCGCTGACCCTGATGAATATGAGAAGATTGCAGACGGTTACCACGGTATGCTGATGGATACCATGAACGGCCTGGAAGAAGCCCTGGCGAAACCCCGTCTTGACCGAAAGCGGGTTGAAGCTATCGCAAGCAATCTGCGCAAAAATCTGTAAGAAAGGAGGAAAACGTATGGTTGATGAATTGTTCCAACTCTCCAATGGGCGCTATATCACGTCCGAAGAAATCAGTGAAAAGATGTTCTATATCAAGAGCGTCCGGCCTGAACTGTCCTATCAAGAGGATAGCACTGGGTATAGCTGGGATGAAGCAGGCATGGCCGACTTGTTCAGTGAGTGCTACAAGAAGGACACCCGATACTGCCCGGAAGCAAAGTCCTGGTTCACCTATGAAGGTGGCCGCTGGCAAAAGGACGTGAGTTCTCTATTGGTGAGTACAAAAATTAAAGAGTTCGTCCGGCTGATGGCGCTGTACTGCGGTGAGATTTCCGATGATGAAAAGCGGAAGCAGTATATGGCTTTCGTTGCGAAGATGGGTGACCGCCGCTTCCGTGACCGCCTGATGAAGGACGCTGCTGATAACCTGCGCATTGAAGCAAGCAAGTTCGACACCTACCCGTACCTGGTCAACTGCCAGAACGGAACCTATGACCTTGAGTCCATGACCTTCCGGGAACATAAGTGGGATGACTTCTTGACCATGCAGACGAACTTTGAATACAGTTTGCAGGAAGTACGCTGTGAACGCTGGGAAAAGTTCATTGCAGAAGTCACCCAGGATGACAAGGAAAAAGCTGACTACTTGCAGCGGGCGCTTGGTTATTCCATCTTGGGAACCAGTAAAGAGGAATGTATGTTTATCCTCCACGGCAAGACCACCAGAAACGGCAAGTCTACCATGCTGGACGCTATTCAGCATTTGCTTGGTGACTACTCTACGGTTGCCCCGGTAGAACTTATCTGTAAGGCAGAAAGGCAGAAGAACGCAGAAGCACCTTCTTCCGTGCTGGCGAAGTTGAAAGGCCGTAGGTTCGTTACCATGAGTGAGTCCGACACGGCGGGCAAGCTGGACGAAGCTACCATTAAGCAGTACACAGGTGGTGAGGACATTACCGCCCGTGAACTATATCAAGCGGCTATCACCTTCAAGCCGCAGTTTACAATGTGGCTGTCCTGTAACGACCTGCCGTCCGTAAAGGACAAGAGCCTGTTTGCTTCCGACCGTGTACGTGTCATTGAGTTCAACCGACACTTCACGGACGATGAACAGGACAAAGGCTTGAAGGATTTCTTTGAAAGCCCAGAAGCCATGAAGGGTATCTTCACCTGGCTGGTGGCAGGCTACTTCAAGTACAAGCGCTTTGGCTTGAAAATGCCCGCTCATATGCAGAAGGTGGTCAAGGCTTATGAGAAGGACAATGACCTGGTGTTGCAGTTCCTTGAAGAAAAGTGTGAGCATATCGCAGAAGGATACACGACTGCGAAAGCTATATATGACGCATACAAAATCTGGTGCAAGAGCAATGGTTACTATGTATGCAGCATGAAGAAGTTTAATGCAGAAGTGACGGCGCACCCCGGCTGGTATCACGATAAAGGGCTGATTAAAGGTATGACCGTGTATTATGGCCTGGGCTTGAAAGCCGTCTAAAGGTAGAGTTAGGTAGAGTATTTTTATGTTTTCCCTATAATTTCTCTTAGTATGCGTGTACTAAGAAGAAGTTATAGTAAAATTCGATTTTACTCTACCTTCCTCACAGAAAGGAGGAAACGACAATGGAAAGTTATGTTGAACGGTATCACAGGGAGCAGAAAGAAGCTGCCCAGAAGAAAGCCCAGAAGGAGCAGAAGCCCCAGAAGGGCAGAAAGGCGGTGAAGGAGAATGGCACGAACACCCGGAGCGAAAGACCTGAAACCCAGACAGGCCAGAACGGATAACCCGCTGCCTGTGGAGCAGAACCCTGACCTGCCAGAAGGGTATAATGCCAGAAAGATTAGGTTCATGCAGATTATCCTTCCGACTGAACCTCTTGACCATAATGACGTGGAGGAAATGGAACGGCGTTTTGCCCGTTATCTGGAACTCTGCGCCCAGTGGGATATGAAGATAGGCAATCAGGCGGCATATGCTGCGATAGGTATAGATAAGGGTACAGCATGGGAATGGGCTAATAGGAATTTGGGGAACCCTGCCCGCACCGACTTTGTAAAAAAAGTGCAACAGATTTGCGCCATGTACAGAGAAGGACTCATGGAGGACGGCAAGGTCAACCCCGTTACTGGCATATTCTGGCAGAAGAACTATGACGGCCTGAAAGACCAGCAGGAAGTGGTTCTCACTCCTAACACTAACCCCCTGGGAGAGCAGAAGGACGCAGAAGCACTTAAACAGAAGTATCTTGAAAATACCTATGGAGTCACAGAAGGGCTTCCCGCTGCTGATGTGCTGGAACTCCCAGAAGGAACAGAAAGCGCAGAAGGGGTTATTGTCGAAACTGTGGAAACTCCCAGAAAGGCACAGAAAGCCCCCAGGGGCTAAACCTCTTGCACCATCCCACACCACCAACCCCGGCACGGCTACGGCTGCGCCGGGGCTTTTCTCATGCCCTGCGGCGTTCCGGCTGGCCTGCCCGCTGTGGCCGTCTGTGCGCCCCTCTGGGCGTTTCTGGCCTGCGGTGGTAGTCTTGCCCGCCTGGGCATAAAATAACCGCCCTGGGCGGCGCTGGCCGCTGGGCGGTAAAGGAAAACCCCGCCACGGTGGGCGGGGCTTGCGTTATTTGAATAGCCGGAAACGTGGCCGGGAGCGCTGCCAATACTTTACAAGGGCGTTTATATCCTCTTGGGGCTGCATGGGTATGTTGTACAGCTTCAAGCCGTCCGGGGTCATGTAGTAGCCTTGACCATATCGGGGTAACAGTTCGCACCCGGTCAAGCCTAATATATTGCGGCTGTCCTGTGCGGAGCGGGTGCGCAAGGCTACCCGGCTATCAAAGTTTACTTTTATAGGCGTGGGTATCACAGTAGCAAGCGGGCATTGTGTAGCGGCTATAATATGCACGTTTGCCGCTCTGCCTATCTGTGCAAGGCGCTGTATAAGTGGCTGCACCTGGCGGCGGGCTGTGGTCATAAGGTCGGCCAATTCGTCAATGATGACATACAGCGCCCCGTCTGGGTACTTCTTGACCCTCTGGCGCTGCATGGCCTTGTATCTGCTTTCTGTTATCTCCATAGCCTTTTCTAAGGCTTCCACCATTTCCCCCGGTTCACTGGCATACATGAGCGTATGCGGGAGCGGCTTATAATCCACCAACTCAACCCGTTTAGGGTCAATCAAGATGAATTGCACGGCGGCGGGGCTGTCATACATGGCCGTATATACAAGACCGTTTATTACTACTGATTTACCGCTACCTGTTGCGCCTGCTATGAGCAAATGCGGCTGTTTGAGCATATCCCGGTACAGGCTGTAAACCTGTCCGGGCGGCGTTCTCCATTCTTTGTACATGGTGTATCCTCCTATGAAATAAGCCCCGGCAGGCCGTGAAGCTGTCCGGGGCTGTTGGTTAAAATTGCGGGGCTTCTGGGTCTGTTTCTCTCCATCCCGTAGGCTTATAGCCTACACCGTGCAAAAATGCACTATATACCATGTTTAGCACTTTAACCCGCTGTTGCTGGCTTCCTCCAATCCTGCTAAAGTCAATGCAGGTTTTGAAGCGTTCTTTTTCGTCATCGGTTAGACGTTCCCACGTCCAACTATTAACAATGACCGTATTAAAATAGTTATATACGGCGTTCTTGGTTTCGTCATTCATGGATAAACCCCCTTAAAAGTAAATGTAAAGCGCCGTTGTTCTGGCGGTAATGGCGTACAATGTGCCGCTGTTGTGGCCTTTGAGCAATCCACCATTTAAGCCATACACACCCGAACTATAACCCACTTTATCAAGGTATCCTTCACGGGCTTCTAACTCATGGCGGGCGGTGTTGTCGTGGTTCGTAATGTCAACGGCTGCGCCGCTTCTTACAAGGGCTTTTATTTCCCGCTGTCCGTACTTGGTCATCATTTGCACCCCCTTACCAATTCACGATAAATTAAAGAGGTCAACAGGCTTTCGGCCTGGGCTTCACTGTACCGGGCTTTTTCTGCTGGGGTTTCTTCAAGAATTTCCCCCAGGTCATCAACGGCGCTACGGTTGTAATAATAGCAGGTATCCAGGATGGACGGCAGACCCGCCGCCCAGTCAATAAAGCGCTCCTGTTCGGTCATCCGACTATATGCGCCCTCTGCGGGCTTTTCGCTGCGGAATATCTCAAGGACAACGGCGGCGCACTCTGGAAAGGTGGCCGGGGTTTCAATCTCAAAATTGCACCCGTCAAAATGCTGCATAATGTACGCTTGCACGTTTTCCCGTGCTTTTCTGGTATTAGTTTTTAACATTGGTTACTACCTCCTATTTTGTGCAACTTGCCTTTTCTGCATTGGTGAAGCATTGAGCGCCTACGGCCTGCACCGTGCTGCGGGTCTGCTTCTTGTTTACGGTATCATTATATCATGCTTGCATGATAATGTCAAGCATGAAATCATGTAAACATGATATTTTATGCAGGGCGGGCGGCGGTTTTCCTGGCCGACTTGCCCCGGCTGCGCCCGTCCTGGGCGCTGGCCGTGAAGCCGGGGACGTGACCCCCGGAGGGGGAAACGCACCCCGGCCAGGGCGGGCGGGTGACCCCCGAAAGTTCCGCAAAAATAAAAAAAGTTTGGTTCATCCTTGGGTGGGTAGAGTAAAACTACATTTTCCCTATAACTTTTCTTAGAAGCGCTTCTTCTATAAGAAGTTATTGCAAAATATGAAAATGCTCTACCTGTCATCTTGAAAAATCCGTAAAATCTAAAAAGGCACTTGACAATAGCATGAAAGCGTGATATTATGCTTACATGAAATCCGAAAGGGAGGATATAACAATGCAGGCCAATGAAGTTGTCAAAGGGCTTATGAGCGATAAGAAAATCACCCAGGGTGAAATAACCAAACTCTTAGGTATGAAAAGTCAATCCGGCGTAAGTCAAGCCTTGAGCCGGGATATGAAGATTTCCATGCTTATCCGTTTTCTGGATTGCATGGACTGTGAACTGATTGTGCGGGATAAGGCTTCCGGCACGGAACACACCATCACTGACTAAGGAAGGAGCGGCGGCATGGCAGACGTTTTGACTCTGCTGGTCATCTGTGCAGCGGAACGGCTGTGGAAATCCATGCTGTTTTCCTGCAAGGTAGGCTGGGTGTTTATCAAATTTATGGCGTGGCTGACCATCGTGCCAGCCCTTGATATATTGCTGCTGGGGTTCTCCTTAGTAGCGTTCATCCTGGGCAAGCTGTTCAGGAAGCGAACACCGAAATTGAAACATACCCCACGGTGGGTGATTTACCCTACATGGGAATACTAAGGCGTGAAAGGTCACGGCCTTGTCCAATGGGACTGTCTAAGGGCAGTCCCTATTTTTATGGAGGTAGACTATGAATTACATTGTACTGAAAGGCCGGATTGAACAGGTTATCCAGTCCCGGCCTTTGGATATAGAAGCATACAATGACCTGTTCGCCCTGTGCAGAGAGTATGAGAAGATAGACTTTACCGTAGCGCATGAGTGGAACAGGAGTATGAGAACTCAGGTAGGGTACGGTCTGCGACTGGCCGTTGATAAGCCGGACTTCACTCTGGCAGAGCGGTTCAATGACCTGCTGTTCCGTTCCCTACTGTTTGACGCACCGCATTTCTTTGATGAATACTTGCAGGCCGTGGAGTTTGGTAAGCCTTTGGATAAGAAGTTCTACCAGCCCCGCCGTCACTATCTCAAGCGGTATGTGGACGCATACCAGGAAATCCTTGACGGAAAGCTGGACTTCCTCTCTATTTCCATGCCTAAGAGAGCGGGCAAGTCTCAGTTGGGTATCAACTTCACCAATATGCTGTCCGGCAAGTATCCTGACCGCTCTACCCTGATGGAGGGTACAGGTGATGACCTTGTTAAGTCTTTCTATCTGGGCTGTCTGGAATATCTGCAAACCCCCAGTGATTACCACTTTTATGACATTTTCCCGGAAAGCAAATTGGTACAGACCAATGCAGATACTAAAATCCTGAACCTGCTGCATAAGTCCCGTTTCCCTACGGTCATGTGCCGTTCCATTGACGCAAGACAGGTAGGTCTTTCCGAAGCAACCAATATGCTGTATCTGGATGACTGTGTGGAGGGTCGTGAAGAAGCAAAGAACAGACAGCGGCTTGACGATAAGTGGGAAGTCATTTCTGGTGATATTATCGGACGTGCCATTGAAGGAACACCCATTGTCATCTGCGGTACACGCTATTCTCTGTATGACCCTATTGGCCGCTTGCAGGAGGAAATGAAAAAGCAAGGTAAGCGTATGAAGGTTATCGAAACCCCGGCGCTTGACCTGGAAACTGACGAGAGTAATTTTGAGTATATCCGTGAGGGCAAGCGTATTTTTACCACAAAGTATTTCCGCGACCAGCGTGAAATGCTGTCTGCGGAGCAGTTTGAAAGTGAGTTTCAGCAGCAGCCTTTTGAAGCAAAGGGTCTGTTGTTCCCGGAAGCCAGCCTGAACAGATATTTTGAACTCCCAGTTGACCGTGACCCGGATAGTGTGATTGCAGTCTGCGATACTGCGGACACGGGTGCTGACTATTGCGCCATGCCTATTGCTGCGGTTTATGGTGATGAAGTCTACATTGTGGACGTGGTATTTGATGACTCTCCCCCAGAAGTAACGAAGCCGGAGTGTGCAAAGGCATTGATGGACAACGGGGTAGTTGCGGCTACCTTTGAAAGTAACAACGCTGGTTCCTACTTTGCCCGTGATGTGTCCCAGTTGTTGGAGGACAGGAAGTACAACTGCAATATCCGCACAAAGCGGACTATTAGTAACAAGCAAACCCGTATTGAGTTTGCGTCCGATACCATCATTAAGAAGTTCTACTTCAAAGACCCTTCTCTGTATGCCCGCAATTCCCAGTACGCAGAGTTTATGAAACAGGTGGTGACCTATACCCGTTCCGGCAAGGTTCCCCATGATGACGCTCCTGACTCTCTGTCCCTGCTGGAAAATGAACTCCGTGGTCTGGTAGGAGCGAAGGTTGAGATTATTCAGCGTCCGTTTTAATTATATTTACAAATTCTTCAATGGTTATACGCTCAACAATCTTGACAAAAGCATTGGAGAGTTGTATAATTACAGTAAGTGAAACTATGTCCGAAAGGAGGTGCGCCACGTGTCTACTATGCAGCTACATGGTCGGCGTATGATTAAGACCGATGAAAGCGAAGTGACCATTGATAACGTAGTGACCATTCTGCGTAAGGCGCTTCCTTTCCACTGGAAGAACCGTTCCGAAATCAACTATCTGTGGCACTACTACAAAGGCAGACAGCCCATTCTTAACCGGGTGAAGCTGGTGCGTCCTGAAATTGCCAATAAGATTGTTGAGAACCGTGCTGACGAGATTGTGTCCTTCAAGTCCGGCTACCTGATGGGTGAGCCTTTGCAGTATGTTACCCGTGGTAATGCGGAGAGTATTGCGGACGCTATCAACCAGCTTAATGAGTACGTGTTTGCAGAGGAAAAACCTGCAAAGGACAAGGAACTGGCTGACTGGTTCCATATCTGCGGAACGTCTTTCCGTATGGTTCTTCCTGATGAAGATGGAGAGGAAGATGACTCTCCCTTTGAAATCTACACTCTTGACCCACGCAACACCTTTGTGGTCTACCATAACGGTTTGGGCAACAAACCCGTGCTGGGTGTAAAGTACGTGATTGACGAAAAGGGCGTTATCACCTACTCCTGCTATTCTAAGTATGAGTATTTTGAGATTGTGGAGTCTAAGGTTGTGAAGTGCGAACCTCACATTCTGGGTGACATTCCCATTATCGAATACCCGCTGAACCTTGCCCGTATTGGAGCATTTGAACTGGTTGTCCCGCTGCTGGACGCTATCAACCTAACCGATAGCAACCGCATTGACGGCGTGGAACAGTTCATTCAGGCGCTTCTTCTGTTCCATAACGTAGATATTTCTTCCGATGACTACAAGAAACTGCGTGAGGAAGGTGCAATCAAGTTTAAGGATATTGACCCCCAGTTGAAAGCGGAAGTGGCTTACCTGACCAATTCCCTGAACCAGGGAGAAACCCAAACATTGGTTGACCATATGTACCAGACGGTATTGACTATCTGTGGTATGCCGAACCGCAATGGCGGTTCTTCCACCAGCGATACCGGGTCTGCGGTCATCATGCGTGATGGCTGGTCGGACGCAGAAGCACGGGCGAAGAACAGTGAACTGATGTTTAAGAAATCGGAACGGCGGTTCCTTAAACTGGTACTTAATATTTGCCGTACCCTGGTGGGAATGGATTTGAAGGTGCATAACATTGAAATCCGTTTTACCCGCCGTAACTACGAAAACATTCTGCAAAAGGCGCAGGTGCTTGACCTCCTGTTGAAGAACGGGAAGGTTCATCCCCGTCTGGCTTTTGAGCATTGCGGCCTGTTCGTAGACTCCGATTTGGCGTATGCGTTGAGCGCAGAGTATGTGGAGGAACAGGAAAAGAAAGCCCAGGAGTTGATTGAGAAACAAAACCAGATGAAGGGAGAGGATGGTAATGACCCCGGTAATAACGAAGGAAATGGTGGCGCAGATGGAAACCCTGCTGAAACACGGAAGCAGAGTGGAACTGCTGATTGAGCAGGGTAAAGTCACTATCGTGGAAATCAAGCGCAAGCTGAAAATGAAGGAAAATGAAAAGGTTTAACCCGGACAGTGGTTCGGGTAGTCCAATGGGACTGTGAGTGAAGTACGCTCATAGTCCCTTTTCTTTTTGAGGTAACCATGATGGATGAAGTTGCTTCCCGCTATCTTACAGCGCTTGACGAACTGAATTTGCTGACTTCCACCAGCTACTATCAAGCGGCGGGACAAGACCTGGCCGCACGTGTCAACCAGATTACGGATGACATTCTCTCTTTCCTGATAAATGCCTATACGAAGGGCATTGAAGGTGCAGCGCTCATGCTTGGGCATGAACTGGAAGTTGACGTTGACCAGATGGAGGACGCAATCTTCCTGGTGATTGACGGCAAGACCTATGCTGACCGTGTAGCAGACCACGTTCTGCAAAATGACCTTGACGGACTAAAGACCCTTGTGGAGTCCGAATTTCATAGAGTCTATAACGCTGCCGTCTATGACGGTGGTATGGATTATGTAGATAACGGAAGTTTTGGAGTCACAAAGACCTGGTTTACCATGAGAGATAACGATGTGAGGGATACTCACCGCTATCTGGAAAGCCAGTCTATTCCGCTTGAGGAAGAATTTTTCACCTATGATGGTGACCATGCGCCATACCCCGGACAGTTTACAAAAGCGGAAAACAATGTGAACTGCCGCTGTATCGTGCGACTGACAACTGATGAATAGCGGGGTAACCTGCTTGAAGTGGTGAGGGAACACCTATAAAACGCACACTCAAGACAAGAGGTTAAAACGGAAAACAGTGCGGAGTGAACCGCCACAATTAAACGCAAGGAGGACTTTGAAATGAGTTATTTGAGTGATTTGCTGGGTAAAGCCTACAAGGAAGGTATGACCGAAGATGAAATTTCCGCTGCCCTTGAAACCATCGGGCAGGGTAATGACGCAGAGGTAAACCGCCTGAAAGCTGCGCTGTCTAAGGCCAACTCCGAAGCTGCCGATTACAAGAAGCAGCTTAGAAGTAAGCAGTCCGATGACGAAGCTGCCGCTGCTGCCCAGAAGGAGGAACAGGACAGATTGGCAAAGGAAAACGCTGATTTGAAGCGCTCCATTGCCCTGACCGAAAGGAAGTCTAAACTTCTGGCTATGGGCTATGACGAAACCCTGGCTACTGAAACCGCTACCGCTATGGTTGACGGTGACATGGACAAGGTTCTGGCAAACCAGAACAAGTATCTGGAAGTCCAGAAGAAAGCTATCCAGGCTGACGCAATGCGCAAGACTCCCCGCCCTGCTGCGGGTGGTGACGGCACTGGCGGTGGCGTGGATTACGCTAAGAAGATTGCCGAAGCGCAGGCAAGCGGTAACCTGACCGCTGCTGCCTACTATACCCGTCTGCAAGCCCAGGAAGCGGCTAACCAGACGGATGACTAAACTACGAATTTGGAGGTAACTGACAATGGCTGATACTTTTGCAACCAGTTTTGGCGTACTGAACTATTCCGGTATGCTGTTCAACAAGGGTAATACCCGTACTCCGCTTTCTTCCATCATTGGTAGCAAGGCGAAAACCACGAACCATGTAGAGTTCGTTACTGGCCAGGAATACACCGCTGGCGGTGATGGTTCCCAGCCCGCAATTTCCGAAACTGCTTCCCTGACTGCCCCGGACGCTTCCGTGGTAACCCGTGAGCA